AACTTGATCAGCATGAAGGCCAGGACGGACAGCAGGGTCGTCAGCAGGGCCGTGATCAGGAAGAACGAGTTGGTGTTGCGCGGCACCTGGATCAGCGACGCCACCATGGCGCGGACAAAGTCCAGCCACGACAGGGAGGCGGTGAACGCCAGGGAACCGACGATCGCGTTCAGGGCGAAGGACTCAACCTCGACAGCTGCGGAGACAAGGGTGCTGGCCATTTTATACTAGGGCGTGGGAAAAAAAGTCTCCAGAGGCGGGCCCGTAGGGCCCTCTGGAGAGAGACCCTAGGCCCGTCTTGCCGCCACCACGCCACCGGCCACGGCACCGATGATGCCGAGGGCCGTGGTCAGCAGCACCAGCTTCTCACGCCAGTCCTGGGCACACTCGCACGGGCGGCGCTCCACGTCCCACAGGAAGCTCACGAGGGCGCCGAAGGCCAGCAGGCCTGCGACGCTCACGAGGCCCGCGAACGGCTTCAGGTACTTGCCGTCCCGGACCACGATGAACAGCAGGGGCGCAGCCAGGGCGAACACGTACCAGTACTTCAGGTACTGACGGCGCCAATCGGCACCGCACTGGCAGCCCTTGCGCTCGAGGCTGAGCACCCACGAGAGGGCGATGGCGTTGAGCACTATGCCTGGGGTAATAACCTTCAGGGAGTCCATTGTAATATTAGCCGCGAAAAATTTCAGGACGCCTGTCACTCCTCCTCAAAGTCGCTCTCGTCCGGGATGGCCGACCACCTGACCTTGTCAAACATCGGCTCGTCCTCGTCCTCAGAATCTAAAATTTTAAAAATTTTAAATTCTGTTTTTGAAAATGGAACTGGCTCCTTGATCGGCACCCACGGTGCGCAGTCGTGGGGGTCCCAGGGCTCAGGCCCCTCCATATGATTCCTTGGCCTTTTCAACTGCGTTCTTCAACGCATGCTCCACGGGTGACTCGGGCTCCCACGCTTCCCACGAGTCGGCACACTCGTTGACCTTCACGAGCGTCTCGTCGTCTCCTTCGTACCGGGTCCACTCGGGGTCCTCCTGCTCCTCCTCTTCCTCTTCGTCCGACTCGGAGTCACTCCCAGAGTCCTCATAAACTTCTGGAAAAATTGATCCGATATGTTTGCCCGTGACGTTGCGAGCCGCGAACATCAGGCCCAGGCACATGTCCTGTGCGAGCACCGTGTCGCGTCCACACCCCTTGGCGTAGTGACCTGCGATCACGACGGCCGACTCCAAGACGGGCAGGAACAGGTCCAGGACGGCCCGCTCCATTGCTCTTAATAAATAAAAGAACTTTGGCCAGTTTCATCCATGTTGTCAAAGAGCACGCGAGCCGTCTTGAACCCCGTGATCTCGAGGAACTGGTAGTACCGGGCCCATATACTGATCACGCGGTTCTGAGCAATCAAGGGATTCTGAGGCGCCAAAAATAAATCAAAATATTGATGCTTGAGCCGGCCAAAGTTGACGGCCCCCGAGGGTCGGGGCGACTCGGGGTCCAGTGAGAACGAGTACATATAGAAGGGCCTACTGGGCACACGGGTATGATTCTCTATAAACTGGGCCGTGCCTAGAAAGAGGTACGTCCCTATGACGGGGTCGAGGCGCTGGGACTCGTTAAAGTACATGGCCATTGACTGGAGCTGGTTGAGGTTTGAGAGGCCGTTCACGTTCGACGAGTCGAGGCAGTAGTCGAAGCCCTTGGCGTTCTGGTTCTGAATGGTCACAAAGAGCTCCTTGACCGGGTGGAGGAAGTTGGTGGCGCACCTGACGTTGGAGGTGCCGGCCGGTGCGAGGAAGCGGGCCCGCTCGACATTCTCACAGAGGTAGACGATAGGCCCGCGCTTGCTGATGAACTCGCGCTCGGCCTGGCCCAGGAACACGTACTCAGTCAGGAGCTTGAAAGTCAGGGGGATGGCGCCATCTGCGGTCGGGCTGAAGAACGATTGGTTGCGCAGGATCACCCGGCACTTGAGGCCGGGGATGCACGGGAGGCCGCGTTCCAGGCACGAGAAGCGCAGAGGCACGGTGTACCGGCTCAGTGGAGCGTTTGTGCCGGTCAGGAGGGTCGTGCCTATGAGGTTTGTGAGGCCGCCCTGTTGACCAGCGGGGACCTCGGCCTCGTTCAAGAGAGTTATGTATTCACCCCATAGGCGCTCTATAAGTTGGTTGCCCGTGTAGAGCTCTACACGTTCGATCATGAGGGCCCCGGCCGAGTCGTAAAAGGAGGTACCGGGTGGTGCGGCGATGTCGAACCGCGCGTACATGCTCGTGATGAGGTCGCCGTTCAGGGGAAGGCCGACCGTCACGTCCGATCCAAAGGCTGGCAGGCTCTCGAACTGCACGTCGATGACACGGCTCGCAAAAAGCCCCTGGGCTCTGTATTCCTCTTTGAAAAATGTAATGTCTGGCTGGCCCGAAAGGATGACGTCGTTCCGCCCGAGCTGGGCGAGAACTTGGCGCCCGGCCATTCCTACCTTTTAGGCCTAAAAAAAGCGAGGGAGCGGCCCGCAGCTCGCTTACTCGTACAAAAGACCCGCCAGCCCGTCCGATACCCGAAGGATGTTGTATGACGTGGCCAGAACCCTGAGTTGTTTGGTCGCGAGCGAACTCGTCCCGGGAAGGAAAACTTGAAATTTCTTTTGTTTGATTCTGCTCATGTTGATGGAACCCGATGGGCGGGGGTCTTGGGGCCGGCGGGCGAACGGCACGAGGTACACGACCCGGTCGGGCTGGCGCGTGTGCCGCTCGAGCGGCGCGATCAGGTGCATAAAGTGAAAGTCGGCCGTACCCTGGTCCAAGAAATCCTCGCCGTTGAAGGTCAGGCTGAGACCTATACCCGGGTCCACAACGTACGAATAAGGCGGGGCGGCCGAGTCCTGGATCACAAACGCAATCTCACGGACCGGACCTTGGAACTCGAGATCAACGACCGTGCTCTCCCCGAGGTTATAATTCTTGTACTGAGTCTGCAATATGATGTAATCGAGCACGTGACTGTTCATCCAGTTAACCTCTGGGTTGGACAGGTAGGCGTACTCGACAATCACGGACGCGTCCACGGTCGACTGCGTCACCTGACTCGAAGTCAAGATCAGGGACCGGAAGTCCCGGAATTTAAAATAAATTTCCATATCCTGGCGGGCCAACGAGCACACGGGCACGGATAGTTCAGAATTTCCATAAAAGAAAAATGGAAGATTCACATAGTACGTGCGATCCTGGGTCGACTGCGTCGTGTCGAGCTTGCCGGTCAAGAGCTTGAGGCCCGGCTGGTTCTCCTGTGACACCGTAAGATCGTTGTAAATCTCGATGGCTTCACCGGTCAAGGACTGTATAAGTTGGCCACCGATACGGAGCTCGGCGCTCTCTATCATGTAGGTCCCGACCGAGTCTACATATTCATAGGTGTTTGGTGTGGGCGCCGTCAGACCAACCACCGTGACGAATGCGTTGGCCGTGACGTTCGAGGCTCCGCCCGGGTTGATGGTCGCCACGTCTAGGAAAAAGACGTTAGAAGTGTCGGTGCATTGGGCAATCACGTCGATGGTATAGGGCCCAACGGTGCCGATGCTCAGAGGGCTCGAAACTTGGTAACTAGGGTTGACGGGGCGCGTGTCGCTCGTGGACTGAAAGAGCGCCAGGTTGGTCACGTAGGCGTTGGCCGTCTCGAAGTACGCCTGAAACTTGTACGAGCCGACATTCGAAAACTGGATGTTCCCCGCGGGGGTGACGCTGATGTGTCTCGAGGTGCCTCGGGGAAAAAGGGTTCTTGAAAAACTGATTGGGGTCGTCAAAGGGGTGGTGGATTGGGCCACCTGTGAAAATACGTTACCGACAAAAAGCAGTCCGTTCTTTTTAAAACTGTTTGGCTGAGTGGTGGTGCCGGTCGGCACGCCAATCTGTTCCACGACAAACCACGTGGCAGAGGTCGCGAGCGTCGCCGCCGAGTCGGTCGTCAGGCTTATGCGGTACCGGTCGGTCGTATTCGTGACGTGGACCGGCAGGGTGAAGTTGATGGTCGGGCTGCGAGTTTGGGTCGTGTTCCACGTGATGACGTTCGCGACGGTGGTGTTACTGAGCGTCACGGAAAAGACGTTCGCGCCCGTGGTCGATAGGGTCCCGCGGATGTTGTAGATGCCGGTCGTAAGGAAGGTGAAGGTGTTGCTGGCCGGGACGGGCCCAAGTTGAGGGAAGAAACCCGTCTGGGTCCAATTGACGCCCAGGTTCACCGTCTTGTTGACGAGGGTCTGGTTCGAACCCAGGTTCCAGTACTGATTGACGTCCGTCACGTGAATTTCGGTGCCGAGGGTGCCGTCTCCTATGATCAGAGGGGCGGCGCCTGGTGCCTCGACGTCTAGATAGTAGTACTGTGAAATATCGGTAACATTTACGGGTAGGATGGCGAGGGGCGTCAAGGGCATGGCCATGACGAGCCACGAGTACACGTAGTCGTTCCAGGCCCACTGTCCGGGCCCGGGGGTCCCCGTGACCCACGTGCCGGCCGGGTGACCGTCCTGTCCCCAGTGTCCCACGCCTATGCGCGAGACGGGCGCAGAAACGTTGAGCGTCACTGCGATGATGTACGTGCCAACAGCGCCGAACTTGAAGCACCCGCCGGGGGTGTACGATATGATGGGGGTGTTGCCAAAGGGCGCGGGCCAGAGGCTCAGGTTTACAAACTGGGCATAGTAGCCGGGCGAGGTGGGTGTGACGGAGGTGAGGGTCACGGCGCTCGCGACGTTTGTGACGAGCGAGTCTGTGAGATTTTGGGACGTGGCGACGGAGGTGGGGACCCAGCCAGACTGGGCCCACGTGAAATCGGCCGAGGAGCCGTGGGGCGACCCCGGGCTCACGTCCCACTGAAGGGTGTTGGAGGTGGGTTGGCGCGTGAAATTGTGAGGGTCCAGGCCCCAAAAGACGCCTATGGTTGTGGCGTCGGCGACATTCACGGTCACGTTTGAACAATTGAAGGTGAATTTAGAAGTGTTTGTGCTGTAGCTGACGTAAGGGTTCAGCGCAGACGTGCTGAGCCAGCCGGTGGGCCCCAAGGCCGTGGATATGGCGTACGTGTCGAGCACACCGATATTCACCTGAAGGGGTGTTGACAGATTTCCATTCACAAACAGAAAGGGAATGGGCCTCTGAAGGTTGATGGATATGGGCCATGAAAAGTCGGTCGAGGTTGGGGCGAGGGCCGGGAGGGTGACGGCCAGGGTCGCTCCTCGTACGAGATCTCCTTTGTAAGGGATTCTACAGACGGATTGAGCACCCCATTGAATCTGCTGACCCTGAAAAGGGATATTGAACGCCTGCAGGCTGAATGGGGTGTGTCGCCTGTAGACGGCCGAGAAGTACGACACGGCCGGCATGCCCGTGAGGTACGCATCTTGCTGTCCGATGGCCGCGAGCTGTACAGCCCCTGCGGACATTCCTACTGATTGCGGAGCAATTAATTCCCCGGGGGGACCCGCGCCCACACGCGTCTCGGAATTTCACGGGTACTCTCAGGAATGAATATTCAACTGAAAAAGTTCGATCCGAGCAAGATGGCCGACGACAAGGTTTGCGTATTCATCGGCAAGCGTGGCACGGGCAAGTCGACGCTCGTGACGGACATCTTGTGGCACAAGCGCGGGATTCCGTCAGGGATCGCCATGTCAGGCACGGAGGAGGGCAACGGCCACTACAAGCAGTTTATACCCGACCTCTTCGTCTATGGCGACTATAACCGTGACGCGATTGAAAAGATTATAGAGCGTCAAAAGCGGAACGTGGCGGCCGGCAAAGCGACCCCCGTATTCATCCTTATGGACGACTGCATGTACGACAGGAGCTTCATGCGTGACACGGTGATCCGCCAGCTCTTTATGAACGGGCGCCATTGGAAGATATTCTTCATGATGACGACCCAGTACTGTATGGATATGACCCCTATGATTCGGACGAATGTGGACTACGTATTTGTACTGCGTGATAACGTCCGTCAGAATCGTGAAAATCTTTACAAAGCTTTTTTTGGAGTTTTTCCAACCTTTGACCAGTTTTGTCAGGTGATGGACGCATGTACGGAGAACTACGAGTGCCTAGTCCTCGACAACACCTCCAAGAGTAACGACGTGACCAACTGTGTGTTCTGGTACAAGGCGGCCCTCAGAAAAAACTTCCGATGCGGTTCTGCTGCATTTTGGCAGTTCCATCAGCGCAATTACAACCCCAAGCACCTGGGCGCAGCGCTCCCTGGGCTGGCACGCAAACCAGGCGCGTCAGCGATCACGGTAAAGAAACTTCCGCCAAAGTAAATGGAGTCGTTTGATGCGAGTGGCTCGACCGACATCACGTCGTCCATCCCTACGGGTCTTCTTGAGGAGCCGCTGAATAACGGTGAAAAAAACATTGGTCAAAATCAAATGGCGGAGTTCTCGACTGCTCTTGATGACGTGGTGCCGCCCGGCCCTTCTATGCAGATGCAGGACATGGCGTTCGGTCCGGTCGCCGGCCCGCCGCAGACTCAGCAGCAGCAGCCGCAGCAGTCAACCAACCGCAAGATTCCGTTCGGTCTGACGCCCGAGCAGTACATGGCGCTGCTCGCGGGCCTTGCGGCGGTCGTGGCGACCAGCAAGCCCATCCAGGAGAAGGTGGCGCAGTTCATGCCCAACCTGGTCGAGGGCTCGGTGAGCGCGATGGCGGTGACGGCGGCCCTGGCGGCTCTGGTCTTTTTCCTGGCTCATAGATTTCTGAACTGAAGCAAATGGTTCGCGTAGACCCGGCCCAACCCCTGACGAGGGGGTCTGCGACCCCGAGGGTCACCCCTTGATGTTCTCCCCGCAGAAGGGTCCCACATCCCCAGGGGTGTAGAGCCCCCTTTGGGCACAGTACTTGCGAAAATCTTTAAAATTTTTCCAAAATGAATCGGAATGTTCATATTCCCGAACTGTCGAGTGACACAGTTCGTGAATTAGTACATGCATGGCCGTGTTGATACGGGTCTCGTCGGAAGTCTCACCGCCCTCCAGACACAGATAGATCTCGTAGCCCTTGTTGACGTTGTAGGCTATGGCCCCCTTTGACTTGTCCCAGCCGCACATACCCGTCAGGATCACGGGCTTCTTGACGGGCTCCCAGCGCGGATCGAGCTTGGGGTCGTCGTGGAGGGTCTGCATGAGGCGCTCGTAGCGGTCACGCACCTCGACCAGCAAGTCAGGCGGTCTATTGGTCGCGACGATCACGATGATGAGGGCCAGGCCGAGGGCCCACACGACCCACGCGTCCACCATACTGATATTAGGCGACTAATTTTTCCTGAACACAAAGCTCGAGTACAGATCCGACACGTGCCCGTTGGGCACCGGGAGCATTGGCTCCCACACGAGGCGCGTGAAGCCGCTCCAGGTGAGGGCCTGTGTCAGGTCGAACGCGTCGAGCAAGGGTTCGCTCTTGGGCCCGTCGGCGTAGAAGGGGCCGTCCGTGAGGCCTACCAATAACTTGCCGTCCTTGATCTCAAGGGTGTTGCCCATGGGATCCTTGAACTGGCCGCCGTTTGTGAGGAGCTCGGCCCGTGCGAGTTCGGGTGTGATACCGATGAGCAGACCGCCCGGCTTGACGGCGCGGGTCATGGCCTCAATCGACTCGATGAAGGTCTCCGGGTTTTCAAAAATATAATGCAAAGAAAAGTTGTAACAAACCACATCATAAGTGCCCGTGACTTGGCGGATGTCACCCTGTCCTAGGAAGCGCACGGGGAACCCCATCTCCCGAGCACGTGACTCGGCCTCCGCGAGGGAGGCGAGGTCGGGGTCGATGGCTGACACGTTGGCCCGTACCGCCTTCCACTTGTGCCAGTCGCCACCCCGGCCACACCCGCAGTCGAGTACGGATGATCCCGGCCTGACCCACTTTTGGATAAGTTGGCGCTTCTGACCATTGTGCAACTTTCGTAGGGCTTCCATTAGACTTAAAAGGATCGAGCTCTGTATCTCTATATGGGTTCCCTCGAGCCGGACTACCTGACGGTCCCAGGACAGCTTTTTGCGTGCCTCTCGTTTGTCGGCCCGGAATTGCCCCAGAAGAATGATCAGCTCGGAATGAAGATTCGCGGGTGCTTCCCTACCCGTGACGAGGCGGCCACGCACGCCAAGCGCCTGCAGAAGGAGGATGCTCTGTGCGACATTTACGTGGTCGACATGTACAAGTGGCTGCTGATCCCGCCGAAGCGTGACGAGATTGACGACGCGCACTACGCCAACGAGAAGCTCGAGGAGATTATGACCAAGTACCGCGAGAATCAGGCGCAGGCTGCGGCGATGTTCGAGAAGCGCAAGCGTGACATGATGGCCAAGCCGATCGAGGGTTCGGACACGCCCTTCATCGAGCCCGGTGACGAGAACAGCAAGTTTTACAACAAGCCGGACGTCCCGCCGATTCCCCACCCGGCCGAGGTGCTGGAGCGGCTGCAGAAGGAGTTCCCGGACAAGCCTATCGCGGAGCTGGTGAGCATGGCTGACGCGGAGGTTTCGGTGGAGATTGCGAAGCGCGAGGCCGAGAACAAGCCCACGATCGAGTTCATCGACGCGGATGGTAACGTCGTCCCTCAGTAAATTAATGTAGACCTAAAATAAATAGATGGCGGTCCTGACCGTCATCGCCCTCCTAATAGTCCTTTGGCTCCTTGCAAAGGCCTATGAGGTTCTCCCCAAGTTAAAGACCCCCACATGGGAGTCGAACGAGGCTCGCCCGCCCTACTATGATGCAGAATTCTTAAAGGAAACAGACAGTCAGCGCCGCGAGGGTGCGTGGGTCGGGTTCCTTCAAGAGGATGTTTACGCAAAGAAAACAGGACCTCTGGGGGATTTTGTGGGTAACGATTCGCCGAGCGGTCAAGCGATCCTATACGCCATCACGGCCTAGGCCGCCTTGCCAGCCTGCACGACAATCGGCCGCATGGACACTATGACGACGCCGATGACGATTCCAATCGCAAGGACCGCAATGGGGTTCTGAATAAGCTCATCAAAGCGGCTACTTCTTTGCGGGGGCGGACTTGCGTACTGGAGCCACGGTGGGGCGTTTTGCTGGTGGGCGTCCTCGGGACCGGGGCTTGGCGCTCTCTCCATCGGATCCATTATCCTCCTCGTCACTCTCGCTTTTATCTTCTACAATAAAGTCGTCCATCTCAGAGTCGGCCTCCTCGTCCTCGAGCTCCGAGTCGCTGTACTCGACGCCCGACTCCACATCGGACTCGTCCTCGTCGTACTCGTCGCTTGCGTAATCGTCCTCGACCTTCTCGACGGGCTCGTAACGCACCGGGGGCTTGGAAACGCGGCCAGAACGCGTGCGCGGCGCCGGCGGCTCACTGACCGTGAGATCGGGGGTCTGGGAAGCCTCTACCGACGGGGGCTCCGGTACGGTAGTCATCTACTGATTGCAAGGGGATCGTATCGTTTAAGTACTTTGGTCTAAACTGAATTCCTTTAGTTGTGGCAATCTGATTTGCGATCGTTTCGCCCTCGTAGCCGAGGCGATCAGAAATCTCATTTATGGCCTCCGTATAATTGGTATTCATAAGACCGAGGTTGCGCAGGTGCTCTATGGCGCTGTAGAGGTGCGCGGCGCGTTCGGGGTCGGCGTCAAAGGCCCGAATCTCAGTCAGGAAGGACTTCCATTCGCGGGGGTCCAGACCCGAATACGGGTGGGCCTCCAGCTCGAAATTCCTGAAACGACCCACTCCAGGTCTTGGGAAGAAGATCAACAAGACCGTGACGAGTAGGACTAGCCACACGAGGACCTTCATTACTAATAGAAGGAGGGAGAATATGTTCACGTCCGGAAAACTCGAGGCATTCCTCGTTTAGGCACTTTTGCTGAATCGTGCAGCCCCGTAGGTAGAACCAGACGTGGTTCGACTTGTGTTCGGCTCGGATCCTCTCGCAGTACCGGGAGTCCGTCTCGACACACAGACCCTTCCCGCGCGTCTTCCGGATACCCTTGACGTGGGCCGCCCCCTGACCCTCGAGATTCGTCCGTATAAACTCCTCGAGCCGCGAGTCGCTGACGTCCATGGCCCCTGGTGCCGATGCGACCCTTCGGATCTTCTGAGGGGTGACGGCCGACTGCCCCTCCACGCGTACGGCGAAGCGCTTTAGGGTCTCCAGGTTGGGCACAGAGGACAGGGCGGTCCCGTCCGGTACGGCGATCCACGGGACGTACGGCGCGCCTTCGGGTTTCTTGTGTGACCAGAGGCAGCGCAGGCCCGAGCCTCCATAAACGCTCGCGTCTATGATTTGGGCCCATTCACTCCCGTCCCCAAGTTCCAAAAGGATCCGCGTTCGCAATGCCAGAGCCTCCGAGCGCGTCACGCACAGGTCGGGCCAGTGAAGGTGAAAGCCCGACTTGATCTCGTCCTTGATCTTGCGTGGTGGGGCACGGGCCACGAGGCACCGGCCCTGACCGACGGCCGCGTGGACCCTCCGGCACAGGTCGATGGCGTCGTCATCTTCTAGGGCCCTCTCAGCTTTGAAGTCGATATCAACAAAAAATTTGAAAATTTCCGTCTTTTGTTCAACGACGTAAAGCCTCGTACCGCACGCCAAGTCGGCCAAGTACGCCCGGTAGAATTCATCCGTGTCCTTGTCGGGCACGTGAAGCTGCCCGCCATCCATGAGCACGTGGGTCGGTGAGTCACCTGGGCCCTTTTTCATCCATTTCTTGATGAACATGATTTATAAGAGGTCTTAATCTCTATCAGTCCCGAAGAATTGAATCAGGTTCGCGGAGCGAACCAATTCCGGCGTCTCCAGTGTGGGTTCACTACGTGAACCTCTCTCAATCTCTATCAGTCCCGAAGAAACTTTCAAACAGGGACTGGATCAAGGGTTTGAACTCGGGCTCGGCCCTGGGCGCCTCTGGCTTGGCGGGCTCGGGAGCCTCGGGGGCCTCTTCGGCCGCCTCGAGTATCTTTTCAATTTCGTGGTGCATCTTCATGACGGTCAGGGTACGGGCAAGCGTCTCGGGGTCGGATCCGTCTCCGCGGAGCTCGGCGAGGCGCTTGGCAATGGCAATCTTTGACTGCGTCATTTCTAAAATTCAAAAACTTTTTAAAATTAATTTAGGGGCGCAGAAAGAACGTCTGCTTTTCGGGGGTGGCGAGGACCTGGTGGAAGGCCGGGTTCTTGATGACGTGGGTCCTGATCATCTCCCACAGGTCGCGCCGCTTGGCGATTCCGTCGAGGGTGTCAAATTCACACCCGTCATTCTCGTCGTAGTTTTTGCGGAACGGCACCTCCCTGCCCTCCATTTTGTATTTTTCTTCGTTAAAACGTTTCACAATGTGAGACTGCTCACCATTCGCCCAGGGCATCTCGAACACGTACACGTGGTACACGTTGTTGACGCCCTCGGCATCTCTAAAGGAAAAACTGAAATAGGAATAACTTCCCTTTTTCAGATTTATGATCCCCCGGGTCTCCTCTTCGAGTTCTCTAATTGCACATCGGAGCGGATTGACAATCTCACGGCGCCGGCAACCGCCCGTGACGAATGTCCATTCTTTGTACCGACGATCATGAACGAGTAGAAATTTGGGTGGACCTCCCTCACACTCCCTTGTCACGGGGACCGCTATGCTCTTGTGTCGCTCCATCGGATCCATGATCCGTCTCTACTATGTCCTGATCAAAATAATTCGCAAGGTTTCGCGTGCCCGGGTCGTAGCTAATCAAAAACACGAGGCCCAGGAGCAAGAGCCACGGCCAGATCTGGCCCATCTAAGAGTAACCAACAAAATTTAATTCGCGTAAAGGACCGAGCCCATGCCCTTCTGGATGCGCAGCACGTTATAGTTGACCGCGTAGATGTAGTTGCCCGCCCCGGTGGCGGTCGAGGCCAGGCCACGGAGGCCGTTCGCCAGACCCACGGGCACAATCAGGCGGTAAGTGTCCAGGCGGGAGAAGTTGAGGGTGCCGGTCGGCTGCAGCTTGGAGGTGTCCAGGCAGTACGGGATGACCGCCACGTTGGCCAGGGCCGAGTTGTGCGAGTAGCCGTAGGCCGTGTGGTAGTACTGGGCAATGTCGGTGTAGGCCGGCAGGTGGCGGGACTCGGAGACGTCCACACCGTTGATCTGCACCTTGAGCTGGTAGTTGGTCGCCGCAGCCGAGGTCGCGCCGTTGGCACCGTAGGTCACACCATAGTTGACCGACTGGAAGGCCAGGAACTTGATGGGGTGGGCCAGGGCCAGCTCCTGCATCGGCTGGGTGCCGATGGGCACGCGCTGCACCTGGGTGATCAGCATGTCGTGGGCATTCTTGGAGAAGAACTCACGCTCCGCCTGGTCCAGGTACACGAAGTTGGTCCAGCACGTGTACTGGATACCCGCGTACGTGGAGCCGGCGGCGGCAGCCGTGGTGCCGGTCGTGGAGGCGCCGAGGTTGCTCGACCACGTGATGCGCAGCTCCACGTCATGGTACTGCAGGGCCACCAGGGGCAGGGCCGCGGCCCAGTCCTTGCAGAAGAAGAACTTCAGGGGGAAAAACGTCGCCTGAGCATTCGTGGGGTTCTGGGCGCTCGCCGTGCCGTTGTTCAGGTAGCGCTGGTTGAACGTCTGCGCGCCGGTCACCGGCTCGATGTCCGCCATGTACTGAAAGTCCTGAGTGTCGATGACCTGGCCGCCGATCAGCAGCTCAACCTTGTCGATGACGCTGGCCCAGTTCAGGTTGACCACGGGCGCCGCGTTCGAGTCACGGGCCATGAAGTACACGTAGCTGAGCAGGTCACCCTTCTTCTCGAAGCGGACCGTCGAGATGGAGCCGGCGGTCGGCTGGCCCTGAATCAGCTGACGCTCATTCGTCGCCGCGTAGTGGGTGTAGCGCTTGTAGTTCGAACGGTAAAATGAAACTTCCGGCTTGCCCGACAGCCAAGTGTCCTGGGCGCCAATCGAGACGAGCTGAACAATGCCTCCGCTCATTTTACTATCTGAACGAGGTTTTTTTTGTCGAGGCAGGAGGCACGCAGTGCCTCGAGTCTCTCACACCCTGGGGGTCCTGAGTTGATCAGTCTCTAGACCGCCGCCAAGGGCGGGAGGGAGATCGGGTTCGACTTGAGGACGTCACGGGCCGTGTTCAGAGCGTTCGGCGCCGCCAGGGGATTCGCCTGCGTCTTGAACTGGTTCAGCTGCCACATCTCAGCCGGGCGATAATTCTGGAACCGGCCGCCGTTCATGTGCGGCACGGGGACCGGCACGGACTCGGCGCGCAGGTTAGTCATGGTGCCTGCGGCGCCCTGAGGATCGGCACGGACGTTCATACGACCGCCATTGGCAGCGCGGTCTGGGTTGACACGGTTACCGGTCGAGTGCGGGAGCTGACGATCGGTCAGGCTGTTGTACGGCAGGTACACACCCCACTGGGCCGGGCCGTACTCGAGGGTGTCGCCACGCTGACCCGTCTCTTGGCGATTCGTCGTCTTGCGCGTCTTGATGTTGTCCGGACGGCCCTCGGCGGCGATGAGCCGACCGCCCTGGCCCTGGCCCTGGTTCTGGGCGGGTGCGCGCGTCCACGCCTTGGTCGCCTTGGCCTGGTGCGTCATCGTGCCGTTGATCAGCTGCTGGCCGCCCATGGTCGTGCCGCCCTGCTTGACGAAGGCATCGGACGGGCCCTTGCCACCCGGCAGGGTCACGAGCTTCTCCTCATTTACGTTGTTCGGCAACACGCGGAAGTACTGCTGGAAGCCGCCGATCGCCGCCACCTTGGGGTCGACGCCCAGACCAGGGCCCACGTTCTTGCGCTCGATAGGCTGCAAGTTATTCATCTTATTCGTCACATTCTGACGGTTATACAGGTCGTAGACGGGCTGGCCGAACGGGAAGCGGTTCGCCTTGGGGTCCAGGTCGCCAAAAGCCGCCACCTCGCGCTTCGCACCCACCTCGAACCCCTGGAACGACCGACCGTCCCCGCGGCGCACCTGCATCTGAGCATCCTGCTGAGCGAAATTGGTGTCCGCCTGAATGAGATCCCCACGCGTAATTTGGTGAGGAGGCTTTGCTGGAATAGTGGTTGCCGGTGAGGAGTCGGCGCTGAAGCGCTGACCGGCAAACACAAGACCGACCACTGCTGCTAGGGCAAGTGGATCCATATTACTTTTAGTTTAGTTTTATTTTCAACCGATATACGGCCGGCCACCCGGACCCGACATCGCGGACCAGGGGGCGCCTCTCGGGTTGCCGACGGCGACGGTCGGGTTGCGCTGATCGAAACGGTTGTTCTGATCGTTGCTGTACGTGCTGATCGGGTTCCACGTCAGCACGGGGAACGGGTCCTGAATGTAGAGATTCGGGAAATCGTAGGCCCGCTCGTTATAGAAGCGGTTCCAGCGGCTGGTCGTCTGCGAGCGCAGAGCGTCGTCCACGCGGACCACATCATCGAGGATGATGGTCGCGGGCCCTTGCCAGATCTGCTCCTGGAGCGTAAGGCCGTCCGTTTGCAGAGTCCGCCCCATAGTTACTCTAGGTCCAGAAAATTACCGGCCGTTGCCGGCCCGCATCTGCTGCCGCTCGGGGAAGTGGAAGCGGTCAGAGTCCACGTCGCACGAGCCGGAACCATCCTTGCAGAAGGGTCCAAACTTGGGGCCGAACGAAGCCTCGGCGAACGCCGTCTGGTCGTTCGGGATGGTGCTGCTGGGCGCGGTGTAGAAGTTGCGCTCGGCGTCGCGCTTCTTTTCAAACGGGTGGATAAACTCCCAGGCCTGCGCCACCTCCTGCTTGACGCTCGGGTACCAAGCCGCCGCGGGGCGGTCGGGCCGGTCCGTGTAATCCGTGTAGAGAACGTTCGCCATGGGGTTGTCGATGGTGGGCATGGTCACCGTGTCGCGGCCGAACCACGGGGTCCGACCGTCCGCAAAAGTGGGGCGGAGCTGGCCGTCCGGAATCATGTTGGACGTGTAGAGAAAGTAGAGCACGGCGAGGACCAGGATGCCCAGCGCGAGGATACGGGCGTCGCGCTTGATGAGATACAGAATGCACATGGCGTAGACGATGAAGCGGGTCGTGGCTGCGACGCGGTCCTTGGACGACTGCATGGCCGTGGGCCAAAACTCGAGGAGCTTGTCGGATCTGAAGATTTGACGTGGATCCATCTCTACTTTGGTCCCTGATTTTTTTACAGCAAGGCCGGCGGGGCGCCTGGCTTCCGGGGGCCGGCGGGGCGGCGACGGACCTGACGCTGCCCGGGACGAGGCGGACGGGCTGGAGCCGCGCCACCCATGAGGGCCGCGAAGGGGTTGCCGCCACCCCCACCCATCAGGCCCGACAGGAGGCCCTGCATCGCAGACGGGTCGAACGCACCGCTCTCGGCGCACTTCTTGGCCGCGGACTCGATAGCCTCGAGGGTCTCTGGCGGGAACATCGACAGGGTCATGCCGAGGATGTGCAGGGTCTGCATGTACTGCCAGATGGCCCCCTTGGTGGCGGAGCTCGTCGACGGGGTCCAAATCACGTGCAGGTTGATATCCTTCAGGAAATCAATGTCTTTCGCATTTTCGAGAAAAAAGGATTCATCCTTGGCCATCAGCTTGGACGCGTGCGGGCCGACCGAGTTCATGAAGCCCTCGAGGGTCGCACGGGGCGTCGCGACCCGCGCCACCTCAAAACCCGCCTGGAACTTCTGGATGCTCTTCTCTTCTGGGAATGTGAGGACGAGCTCGTTCAGGAATTGACCCATCATGTCATTGAAGGCGTCGAGCGAGCTCATTAATAAAGGAAACATCTAATTTTTTAAGTTGAAGGACGCGCCCTTCGAGTTTAGAACGGTTCAAGACTTACAGACTCGCGATGACCCGTACCTTGGCTGACGACGAGGTAGACGAGCAGGGCCACGAGAAAGGCGGGCTTGGCGTACTCGCTGTTCGGCACGTTCGCCTTGCCGTTCATCTTGTTCCGTGCGTAAATGTAGCCCATGGTGACGGCCGCCGCGATGAGGGCCGCTGACCACGGCTGTCTAAAGTAGTGATCCATATGTTACTCCTCGAGAGCTTTTTTGCCCACCTCGGGCGCGTCCGGGAACAGCGACTCCCTGTGGACCGCGGCCGGCGCGGGCGTGACGGCGACCGTCTTGGTGCCACCGGGCGTCTCCACGGGCTCGGGGAGCTCGGCGGACTGAATTGTGCCCACGGCCGGCGCACCATCCGCGAGGGGCATCTCATTCTGCTCCTGTTCAATGTTATCCACGGCGTCCAGAGCCTCACCCACGTCCGGACGCTCTTCCTGCTCCTCCTGCTCCTCGTAGCCGTCGTGCTCCATCTCGAGGTTCGACTCCTCTTCAGGCAAGGTCAGGTACGTGTTGAGAATCTCCTCGGTCGGCACGAGGTTCTCGATCGTCTCGCGGATGCACTTGGTGAAGCGCGTGTTCAGGTCGCTGCGACGCTCGGACAAAGGCTTCTCCTCTGTGATGACCCAAGGCTCCTCGTACAGGTCACGGGCGCACTCGATAAAGCACGTGTGGACGAACACGTCATTGCTAGGCAGCTTCAGGGAAATCTTTTTGCTCGACTTGTCGACCCGGATCGAGCTGAGAATCTTGACGTGGATGACGAATACGGCCGCGATGAGCCGCGGGAACAGCGGGCACTCCTTGATGATGTTCGCCACGTGCTGCTTCACTTTGACGTTCGACCATTCACCCTTGACCTTGCGCAGGTTCTGACGGTAATTCTCAACCAATTTACGATCCTTGTTTTCCTTCTTCGTATCCTCCCACACGTCCCAAAAGGTCTGGACGAGTTCTGGAAGCATGGCGTCCACGAGCTTTCGCGAAAAGCGGCGTTCGGCGTCGTTGAGGACCTCCATTTAGTACTTGGCGAGTTTTTTTAGGGCCCGTAGAGCCGCAGGATCTCCTTGATGATTTCGTGCCGCTTGATGTCAGCCTCTGTGAACTTAATCACCTCGATGCCGGGTATGGGCGAGTCGGCCAGGCGCGTCACGAGGTCAAGGAGACCGTTATTTTCGAACCCTCGGTCGTGCTGGCCCGTGTCGCCCGTGATGACGAGCTTGGAGTCGCGGCCGAGGCGCGTGAGTACCATGCGCATCTGGTTCGGCGTCGAGTTTTGCATCTCGTCGGCCAGGATCCACGAGTGGTCGAACGTGCGACCTCGCATGTAGGCCAGGGGGCACACCTCGATCCGGGACCGCTTGGTGATCTGCAGGTAGTCCGTCATCGGTGCGACCCAGGGCTCCATCTTCTTGTTAAGGTTTCCTGGTAGGAAACCGTGCTGCTCGTCAACTGACACGGCCGGACGGGTCATGATCACCCGGTCGTGGCGCTGGCTGGCGGTCGCCGCCTGACACGCCATCATCGTCTTGCCCGTGCCCGCCGGCCCGTGCGCGATGATGATGGGCACGCGGGTGTTCTCGAGAAGGGCTTGATAGATGCGATGATTCATTCCTATTAGTTACTTGCCTTTCGCCCTTATCTGCTGGGCCGTCTTTTGCAGGTTCGCAAGGCTTGCGAAAAAGTCATCGGCGGTGTCACCGGGGGCCCCACCCGTGGCCACCCCATGGACCTCCCGAGGCGCCGCCTTGGGCCGGGCCTTTTGCCAATTCACGATGAACTGCCCGGGTTCGAGACCCTGACTCACCGAGTATCCAGAAATCACGAGTTGGCGCCGCAGGTACACGAGGGCCTCATCAAAGGGGTACATGGGGAACCCTATGACGAAAGGGGGTACGACGAGGGTCACGACCGGCTCGCGCCGCTCTGACGCAGCCTGAATTTTTCGAGAAAATTGTTCAAGAATTGTCTTGTAGGTTTCCTTTCGGAGGTTGCGTCGGGCTTGCTCCCGGCTGGCTATTTCGGATGCACTGATCATCCGTTCCTTCTATTAAAACTGCACTTGTTTACCGGGCAGCTGACGCGACGCCACCAGGACGCTCTGAAGCTGCTCGTTCAGCGCCTGGTTGATGTCGTCGTAGGGCTGGTACTTGTCGGGAGCATAGGACTGGAAGGGGCCGTTGCGATCGGGCGAGCTCGAGCTCGTCTTGGTCAGGATCTGGACGGCGCCCGCTGGGGACACGCCGGCCGTCACGTCGTACTGGACACCGAAGAAACCGCGCGTGTCGAGGAACAGGATCCGGGCGTCATAGGTGATGCCGCTCTGGGCACCCGACTTGGGCGTCACGTAAATGGTCTCGACGGGCTGCAGCCAGGGCTCCTGCCGCTGCAGAGCCTCGATGATGACCTGGATGACGTTCGGGGGGACCTGTGGCGTCGTCGCCTCGGCAAAACCGGACGCCGTCAGGGAATTATTATTCATAAACAGGATGCCGAGGATGGCGGCGACCGACCCGAGTATCACAATGTCAGCCTTCATTTACTTGATGCGTCCAAAAAAATTGAACAAAAGAAAGTGCGACTTATAGGATGGCCCTGTTGGTCTTCAGCGACAAGTGCCAGTACTGCTTCGACGTCTTGAGCCTCATCAAGCAGCACCCGAATCTCGGGCAGATGCTCCGGTTCCACAACGTCACCACACAGGGGCGCCCCAAGACCGAGAAGGTGACGCGTGTGCCGACCCTCATCACGGCCGAGGGCCAGATCCTCGTGGGTGCCGAGGTTAAGAATTGGCTCGAGTCTATGGTTCCCTCGGATATTGAAATGTGGGACGGCTCGGGGGTGTTTTCAGCCACGCTCGACGGTGACGAGGGCGGGCCCGATATGTTCAGCCTGGACGCATACGGAACCTCGATGCAACCAATGTTGACGGCCGAACTCAAAGAGAAAATTAACAAAGATCCGAAAGAGGCTTATCAACTAAAGAGTGCCGACAAGTAAACAGGTAAGAATGCACCTGAAGACTATTCAGGCGTCCGCTATTAAAGGGATTTTCGAGGTTCTTAAGGATATCATTAATGACGTGAACGTATACTTTACGCCGGCCGGGGTCAAGGTTCTGACGCTGGACACGGCCCGTGTGACGCTGGTCCACATGCTCCTGGCCGCCGAGAACTTCGAGGAGTACACGTGTCCGGCGGAGTTTGCAGCCGGTCTGAACATGGCCAACACGTACAAGCTGCTCAAGTCGGTCGGCCCGTCGGACACCCTCACGATGACCATCAAGGACACCGACTCGCTCGAGTGTGTGATTGAGAATGCGGCCAAAAAGTCCAAGACGAATTTCAAGCTGAAGCTCCTGGACATTAACGAGGATATCCTCGAGGTCCCGGACATTTGCATGGACGTCATCACGACCATGCCGAGCATCGACTTTCAGCGCATCGCGCGCGACATGGGCAACTTGGCCAACGACATGACGATCACGCGCCGGGGCACCAAGCTCGAGCTGGCATGCCGTGGGGACTTTGCGGACCAGGAGACGACCCTCGAGTTTGCGGACGAGGTCAAGTCACGGACGAGCGCCACGTACAACCTCAAGTACATCAACCTCTTCACCAAGGCGACGGGTCTGTGCTCGAGTGTCCAGCTCATGCAGGACTCGAGTGACGACCAGATGCCCATAGTGTTCCGGTATGGCATCGCCAACCTCGGTGACGTCAAGTTTTACCTCGCGCCCAAAATGGACTGAACTCGATCTTGATCGGTCCTTCATCTTTCAAAAAGAATTTTTTAAAAATTTTTATTTTAAAATTAATTCCATGAGATCCCAGACCACATGAGACCGTGACCCGGGGGAACAGTGGGACCCAACTAGACCCCACCAGCCACGAGGGCCCCTCGAGTCTTTTCATGTCGTCTGTGACGTCACGGCCTGTTGACTCGACCCAGGCTTTCGCGATTGGTAAGCGCATGGTGTGACCCGTGGGCGGCCATGACGTGCCGAGGCACGTGTGAACCTTACCCCCGAGCATGTACCGTGTGACCCTCGTGACGCCTTCGGCCGGCACATCGGATACCTCGGTCAGGGTTCGATCTTGAACCTCAAAAATATTTAAAATTTTGAAATTCTTGGGCCAAAAGAAGTAGATGAGGTCCATATATAAAAGTTTCATAAGAATAATTCCTATTGATGGAGGCGCGTTTCAATGAAAAGGTGCGTGAGTATCAGGATCTTATTGCAGGGGCTGACCCGCGGGAGGCTTCGGCCCTCGAGGCCGAGATGTACGAGTACATGGCGCGTACGGCGCCCTTTATCAGGGAGTATCACCAAGAGTCGACGGCTGAGACGAGCACACGGACCGTGGCCAACATCAAGATTTCGTCACGCAAGGGTGTGCAGCGCCAGGACATCTACCAGGCCTACCTGGCTGACGTCGAGGAGGTGCACGGGTCGGCCAAGACGCTCGACAAGTGGCGGAAGCCCTGTCCGAACTGTGGTGCAAATTTTTCTTTTAATTTTGACGAGGCACAGAGCGAGGACTCGTGCGTCGAGTGCGGCTACGTCGAGTACGTGCAGGGCGAGGAGATTGGGTTCAAGGAGGAGCAGGAGATGGAAAAGAACATCGTCTACAGCTACAAGCGCGAGAACCACTTCAACGAGTGGGTCTCGCAGTTCCAGGCCAAGGAGTCCACGAGCGTCCCACCCGACGTCATCGACCAGCTCCGGGCCGAATTCAAGAAACAAAAAATTAAAGAACTTTCTGAAATTACTCATGAAAAAGTCAAGGCGCTGCTCAAGAAGCTGGACAAGTCAAAGTACTACGAGCACGTGCCATACATCACGACGATTCTCAACGGGATTCAGCCCCCGACAATGAGTCAGGCCCTGGAGGACCGGCTACGACTCATGTTCCACCAGATACAGAAACCATTTGAGAAACATCGGCCAAAGGACCGTAAAAACTTTTTGAGTTACTCTTACACTCTGTACAAGTTCTGTGAGCTGTTGGGCGAGGACGACTATCTGCCGTGCTTCCCGCTCCTCAAGTCAAAAGAGAAACTTTACAAACAGGATGAAATTTGGAAGGGGATATGCCAAGAGCTGCGCTGGCAGTGGATACGCACTGTCTAGTGGCTGCGCCCGCGGCCACGCATGCCCACGAGCGCCTGGGCCGCGTTTCTGTTGACGCTGGTCATGGCCACGTTCACGTTACGCTGGGCCTGCTTCTCAGCCTTGTGTGTAAGCTTGAGGTACTCGCGCTTCTCCTTGGCCGTCAGGGGGGCCGCAGTCCGCTTGACCTTGTTGATAAGGGACTGGATACGGCGCTCCTCGTTGGCCGTCACGCGCTGGTTGATGCCCGCGAGGTTCGCGCGGATCTTCTGGTTGCGGGCCATGGCGGCCGCATTCTCCTTGGCCTTGGCCTTGGCCTTGAGGCGGGCACGGAAGCCGCCGACCGTTGCACGGGCGGTGCGGGCGGCGGTGCGGACGCGGATGCCCGCCGCCTTCACGCGGGCCAGGGACCGGCGCATCGTGCCGACCACCGCGTTGCGAGACGACTTGACGTAGCCGTGGACGACCGCCAGGCCCTCGCGGACCGTGCTGATCTTGCGGTGGGCCCACGTCTGAATCTGAGCGGTCCGTTCGAGGATCGCGTCACGCACGTGGGGCGGGGCGGCGTACAGAGCCTTCAGGAGGCGCGCGACCGCCTTGAAGAACTTGACGGTGCCGGCGCGCGTCACGATGGCGCCCGCGCGCAGGACGACCATGAGGCCCTTGGCCGCCGACATCAAAAGGGCACCGACCGGGCCGTTGTAAACCTTCTCGATTATGACGAGGCAGAGAATGATGCAGAACCCGTAGAAGCCGCCCTTGACGTACGGGGTCACGCGAGCAATGAAGGCGGCCGCCTCGGTCGAGACCTGAGCCGCGATGGCCGTCATGGCCGCCGCGCTCGCCGCGTTCATGCCGCCGGTCGGCATCTGGATCGTCACGGGCTGCGCCGGAGGGGCCATCATGCCGCCGCCAGTCCGGAGCGCGTGCCACATGGCACCGCCGAAACCACGGGCCGCCTCGCTCACGATCATTGCGCCGCCACCTGGGGGCTGATGGGGAATCATCGCCATTTATTATTTGTAAATATTTTTTACTTTGTCAGGGACGTCTTGAACTTGGACGCGTACTTGGTACGGATCCACTTGGCGTCAGACTTGTAGATGCGGCTGGCACGCGGCAGGGTCCGCTTGGTCAGGGTCCCGATGGCCTGCAGGCGGCGGAAGACGGCCAGGGGCGCCTCCTTGCCCTTGCTGATCGCCTTGCTCAGCGACTTGTGGCGGTTCGTCTTGGCCTCGACCGGGTGGTACCCGTACGACGTCAGCATGCCCTTCTTCAACCGGCCGATCAGCTTCGGCCCCTTGCCGATCGCCCCCACGTCGTAGGTCGGCACCGGTTTCACGCGCGTGAAGCCCGCCTTGCGCATGTACGTGTAGGACTTGCGACCCGGGATCGCCTTGACCGTAATCTTCTTGGGGGTCCTGTGCATCGTGTAACCCGAACGGATTATGTGCCTCATTTAATAGTCGCCTAGATTTTTGTCCGTAGACGAAGAGTTCGAGGCCGTCCGCGCCAAAGTCGAAAATGTCCATATTTTCCGCATCGATGCAATAGTTGGGGTAATCATACCTGTGTCTCAGACGCAGGAGCCCCGCAAACACGTTGCCTATGTACGAGGCCAGAGACGTCGACGGCCCCTTTGCTGGCGGAGGCGGCGTGATGCAGATCATGATTATTTCGTGCTTGGGACGTGTGACGAATGGCAGCCCCGGGCAGTCCTCTTGGAAGCCGCCGTCTATGTAGCGCCACTCGCCAATCTTGACGGTCGAGAACAGCAATGGGACGGCGATCGATGCGCAGATGGTGTCGAGGACACTCGTGTCCGGGTGCGTCTCGTGTGAAAAGTACTCGGTCTGTCTGCGCTCCGTGCAATAGGCCGACACGTACATGGTCACGGGCCTCCTGCTCCACAACTCACCAAAGGTCACGTCACTCAATTTAAATTTTTTAAAAATCGCTTTGGACAAAGCCTTGCGCACCTCGTGCATCGGCACGAGTCCAAAGTTTGTCAAAAAGTTTTTAATATTTGGTTTCATGAGTTTGTCAACTTGGATGGCGAGCGCAAAATCGAGGACGTCCGGGATGGACCCTTCGAAGACGACCCATAGAAACGCGAGGATCGCGCCCGCGCTCGATCCGCTCACAGCTTGGACCGCGTGCGTGTCAACCTGTGACAGCTGGCCCAAGATGGCATAAAAGGCCATCGCGCCCGGCCCCAAAACGAGCCACTTTGGCGGGCCCATGCCTAATAGTAAGTAGGGAAAGCAATTCTTAAATACGAAAACATAAAGAGGAAGACGACACCCTTGAGGACCACCTCGATGCTCTTGTCGACGGGTACGGGCGCCACGCCGAGGAGACCCGAGAGGACACCCGTCATGATGATGTCGGTACGGGTCAGGGTCAGACGGAGGATAAACTTGATGATTATCCATGAGATGAGCGGCACGAGCAATGCGGCGTAACCCCGCGTTTGATCGAGCGCTTGGACGACCATGAATACAGTCGCGGGCACAGCCACCTTGGGCGCGGCCAAGTCAAGCATTGTTTACTAATACAACTGGATATAATGTTCGAGCCAATTCTGAAAGGACTGGGCATCAATTTCCTCACACATATTGAGGTTCTTCCATAGGGCCACTATAGGCATCTTGAGGTTCACGTCACGCCACCACTTTTCCTGGTTGTGCAGGAGGTCACAGTATTCAGCCACGCCGTAACGGGCCAGAACCAGTGCGTGGTTGTCCCACGCGAAACCCTGGATCCTACAGACATCTGCGTAAATTTCATCACAATACATCGCCTCCCAATCCTCTGGATGGAGGGGCTCCGGGCTCTCTTCACGATCGGGGTCCGAGTCGGAGTCATCCTGACCCGATCGCCTGAACAGAGCGTCGCGCGAGTACTCGTCACCGAGACCCATTTGTTTACTTGTTTGTATAGGGCGTCTAAGCCTTAAGCCCACTCACCGAGACCGAAGAAACCTCCTTGACGGGCTGAGCCGCGATGATGGCCAGAAGGGCACCATCGGTCCGGGCCGCATCCTGCTCAAAGTAAGTCATAAGACCCACGCGGATAACATCCTTGGTGATGCCGCCCTTGGTCTTCTTCGTCTTGAGGTTCACCTTGACCTTATCCTTGACCTTCACGGTGTCAATATCGTTCTGAGCCATATGGGTCGTCACAAACGCCTTGAGCTCCTTCTCACGTTTATTGAGAACAGCGAGATCCTTGCGAGCCGCTGCGAGCTGCGTCTTGAGGCCGATCCATTCGTTCATCACCTGAGCGAAATCCATTACTTCTTTTTAACATCTTATTTGCATTCAGTGAACGCGCTTTACTGGTACTCCGGGCTGATCTCGAAGCGCGGGCGCATCGTGTCGGGCGGGATCGTGCTGAGGTTGAAGATGCTGACCGGCGCACGGGGGTTCACCGGCTCGCTGCGGAACTGCTGGTTGGCGTTGCGCAGGACGCCGCCGATCGTCTCCGGGTAGCCAATCTGGCTGCGCGGGTCCAGGTAGTTCTGGCCCTGAAGGATCTGATCCGGGGCGAACTTGCCGAAATCCTCCGTCACCGCCACCTCGCGGGGAATCAGGCCTGCGGCCGACACGTCATACGAGGCGGAGCTGCCGTCCACTGGGGCGGCGTTCAGCGTCATGCCCGGGCGGGCCAGGCCGTCACCCTGGACGCCGTTGGTCGCCTGAGCGAAGAAGCTCATCTTGGGCGCGAACAGCACGAACGCCAGGATCGCCAGAAGGACCAGTGCCACGATAGTCTTGCGGTTCAGCATTTATTAATAGGTACCGATAATTTTTTCAGTCAATGTAGTCGGCCGGGTCGTCCTCTGCCGCCTCCTCCTCGGCCTCGTCCTCGAACATGTACTGGGTGGGGAAGGACCGAGCCTTGGGGGCCGAGCGGACACGCGCCTGAATCACCCGCCACACGGCACCAAAGGACTTTTTCAGGAACCACAGACCGGCCAGCTCGACCAGGAGATCGCACTGCGCGCCCTCGCCAACCTTCTCGAGCTCGATAGCCTCCTTCTGGCTGTCGAACGCCTTGGTCACCACGGCACCCTTGACCTTGGCCAGGCTGGTGCTGAGAGTGCCGTCCGTCAGACTCGACTGGAACGCGCCCTGGATGGTCTCGTCCTTGAGGTCCGCACCGAACCACGCCATCTTGTCCGCCTTGGCCCGCGAAACAATCTGCTCATCAAGTGCGGAGATTTTCTCGTGGAGGGACTCTGGGACGTCGATGGTCGGGTTCGCGACGCCCAGGCCCTCCTGGACCTTGACGTTGTTCAGCTGAATCATACCACCAGAGATCTTGAGGAAGCGGCGTCCGTCCGGCAGCTTCACTGGCGCACCAAACTCCATCTGTATTAATTGAAAATTTTAAAACAAAGAGTGCTTGGGCGCACTGACTAATTTCTCGTCAAATATCAATGTGCGACACGCGGTGCATGTGTTTGCCCAGTCTGACGGGGACGTTCTGCGGCTGGATAGACAAACAGGACGGTGTGGTCCACCCGTGCGCCCCTGGGTGCTGCAACCCAGCCTGTTCCGAATCTCCCCCTTCAATGATTGGAGAATATAAACAAACGCGGGGCGTGGCCCTTCCGCCTGGTTTCGGCCTCGAGTTGAAGACGAGCGACATGGAGACGTGGCGCCACTGGGAGGCCCCTTTCGAAACCGTGGCAAGAACCCCAGAACCCCCTTATCAAAGGAGGTTCTTCTTCATGTTGCTTCTGGTGGCCCTGATGGTTTTCATGGCGCTACTCCTGGTTTAAAGACTCGGGCCCAGTACATAGTAGAAGATGTCTGCCCCTGCCACCATCGAGTCTATCGCTGCTGATGTCCAGGCTATCCAGAAGGACCTGAAGTCCCTGCGCAAGATGGTCCGCAAGGTCCTGGGTGACATTGAGGACCCGACTGGCGAGAAGAAGGCGGCCCGTGCCCAGAATAACGGCTTCAACAAGCCCCAGCAGGTGACTGAGGCCCTGCACAAGTTCCTGAACCTGCCGGCCGGTGAGCTGATCTCCCGCTCGGCCGTGACCAAGGCGGTGAACGCGTACGTGACCGAGAAGGCTCTGAAGGCGGGCCAGAACATCAGCCTGGACGAGACCCTGAAGGCTCTGCTGAACGTGCCCGAGGGCACCCAGGTGACGTTCCTGAACATCCAGAAGTACCTGAACCAGCACTACATCAAGGCGGAGAAGCCGGTCGTGGAGAAGGCCGAGACGGAGAAGAAGCCGGCGGCGGCGCGTCCCAAGGTGGCCAAGGCGGCGAAGTAGACAAGTGGCGAAGCCACTCGGATCCCAAGCCTGCGCGACTCCGTCACGCCCCCTTGAGGCTTAAAACTAGTGTAATAATATACAGTATGGAGGAGCCGATCCCAGGTCCTCCCAGAAGCGTCCTTGACGCGCTTCTGGGAACCAAGATCAAAGATCAAAAACTTTACACACGCGCATTCACCCATAAATCCGCGCTCAAGCGCTTTGAGAACCTCGGGTCCTCTTATGAGACGCTCGAATTTATGGGTGATTCCGTTTTGGGGTTTGTCGTGACCAAATTCCTATTCGACAAGCACGAAAAGGAGCAAGAGGGGTTCCTGACCAAGGCCCGTACGAAGATGGTCCGGGGCACGACGCTCGCCACCATCGCCAAGACGCTCGAATTTGACAAATGGATCATCATGGACGAAAAGGGGATGCGTAACGGGTGGAACACCAACCCCAAGATCCTCGAGGACGTCTTCGAGGCTTTCATAGGGGCCGTGTACCTCGACCTCGGTATGGTCCACGCCAAGCGCTTCATCCTCGAGTCGTTTGAAAAGGTCGAGACGAATCTCACAGACGACAATTACAAGGATCAGCTCATGCGATGGTGCCAGGCGGAAAAGCTCCCCCTTCCCGACTATAGGGTCGACGCCCACCGGGACGGCACCTTCATGGTGACGGTCATCGTGGATGGTCAGGATTTGGGTTGTGGGTTCGCCAGTACCAAGAAGCAGGCTGAACAGAACGCAGCACAACTACTACTTAAGACTGATAAGCGTTTCAAAACCAATGGATCCCAAAGTGGTCGAATTACTGGGGCGAACGTATGCGGACCAGCGCAGCCCCGAGTGGCTGGCGCTCCGCGAGACAATGCTGACGGCCAGTGACGTGGCGAGCGCGCTCGGTCACAACCGCTACGAGAGACCCGATGATCTCCTCCGTAAAAAGGTGCTCAAGACGGTCTGGGCGGGCAACGCCGCTACGGCCCACGGGACCCTCTTGGAACCAGTGGCCCGCGACCTTTATGACGCGCGCTTCGGCAAAAAGTCCCACGAGATTGGCCTCGTGCAGCACCCCAAGTACCCGTTCCTTGGGGGGTCGGCTGATGGCGTCACGGAGGATGGGATCCTACTCGAGATCAAGTGCCCCTTGACGCGCAAGATCGAGGACAAGGTGCCCAAGCACTACCTGCCCCAGATTCAGCTCTTGCTCGAAATTCTCGACTTTGAAAATTGCGACTTTGTGCAGTACCGGCCCGCCTGCAAGGCTTACGTGCCGACCAAGGGGCCCTGGACCGAGCAGGGTCTCCCGCCGGTCCACGCGGAGGTCGATCAGCCCGAGATTTTCATGGTGACGCGGGTCACGCGCGACCGCGAGTGGTTTGCAAAGCACCTGGAAACCATGCAAAAGTTTTGGGATGGGGTCCTACGGGCACGAGAAAACGGGTTGTGTGAAGTACAGTGGGACGTGGCGGCCGTTCCAAAATGTCAAGTAGTACTAGATGGAGCGCAAGTCATGCCCGAGTCCTGCCGGGTGGAAGTGTCCGCATCGGCCTAAGTTTCTGACGTGCAAGGAGTGCACGGGGAATTTCTGTGCGAAGTGTATTCAGCTCGAGACGCATTACTGCCCCGGGCTGGATAAACGTGCTCTGACTGAAAAGGAAAATTTAGCAAAAAAACTCGTCAAGGTGGTGGCTCCGCGCGTCACCGCCATCTAGCGGCCCATACGCGAGTAAATGAGGCCGACCGACGCGAGGATAATCAAGATGACCCACAGGTCCCACGTCTTGGCACGGGGCTCCTGGAACGCGTACTCTGCACGCGAGCCACGAGACAAATCCGGACGGTTCCACGTCACGACACCATTGTCGTACTCGTACTTGCGCGCCGGGAAGCCGTTAAAGGGGGCGGCCGCATGACCGGGCATCTCTTTAAGATACATGGGGCCCGAGCGCATCAGGTGGACCGGGTTGAAGTCCTTGAGCGCGGGGTTGGGGTCGGTGTACACGGTCGGACGCTCGTCAATTTCGACAGAGTACGTGCCGTCGCTCTTCCACTTGGAGCCGTCCGACGGTACGCCAAACGTCCCGGACCACGTGTACGGGTTAATTTTGTTGATGGCCAGGTCATCGTTGGCCATCCATGCCGTCGCCATTAACATACGCCGACATTTTTCTCTTTGTACACCTTGTGCTGGACCTTTTCCCTGTGGACCGACCACATCTCGTCGAGGTCCACGTTGAGCATTGATGCGAGCTGGAATAAATAACTGAACACGTCGCCCATCTCCGTCACCACGTCCGTCCCCTTGTCCTTCTTGAGCCCCGACTTGCGATAGGCCCGGTGATACTGGCGAATCGCTGACGCGAGCTCACCCACCTCCTCCGTGAAGAGCAGCCAGACTGTACTCACGGGCGCCTTGTCCCACCCCTTGTGCTTGCACATAACCATAGTCTCATCGCGAAACTGGTTCATCTTATACTAGGAGCTCACGACCTGTTTAAGCGGTTCAGCATATGTCTGTAACGCCAGACGAGCAGGACACCCGTGGCGAGGATCACAGCCTCAATACCCGTCTTCCAGTTTTCGATGGACTCGGCGTTGGCACCGCGCTTGCGTAGAGTGCCCGCCACCACTGTATTGCTGAACAGACGCACAAGCCGATCGATGGCGAAGAATATGAAAAAACCGATGAGGATGTCATCGAGGGGTCTCATTTATTAAGACCTTAGAACTTTATAGAGCTGCGCGGAGGAGGTTCACTACGTGAACCGTGCTCAGGACCCAATCTTGAAGTTGTACGGGAGCTTCATGCCGTAGGTGCTCGTGTTGCGCGGGGGCGCGAGCGGCACGGGGTTGCTCGCAATGTCACGCAGGTAGACCATGTGCTGGAGGACGCCCGTCGTGATGGTCGCCGTGGCCTCGCGGACGACCACGGCGTTCATCCGGTCAATCTGGCCCCGCACGTCCGTGAAGGGGTCCACGGCCATATTCACGTAGACGCGCTTCATCAGGGCCTGGAGATCCGCGTCATTCTGCGTGTCGATGGCGTACCCCGTGCGGGCCTTGATCTCAGCCTGCATAGAACGCTGCAAAAGTCCACGGTTGAATTCAGAAAAGAAGGCGTCGGTCAGAGGGCTGGGCTGCAGCTTCGTCGCCATGTGTCTACTAGGGACCTGGATAAAAAAATAAGACGCGTAAACTTCAATGAAGGTCATCAAGAGGAACGGTGATGAGGTGCCCATGCTATTCGACAAGGTGACGGCCCGTCTCCGTAAGCTGTGCGAGGCCGGCCCCCACGGGCCCAAGCTCGACGTGCAGCCGGACCGGGTCGCCCAGAAGGTCTTTTCGAACATGTATGACGGAATCAACACAAGCGCCGTGGACTCTTTGAGCGCCGACGTGGCGATCGACCTGATGACCGAAAACCCCGACTACGAAACGCTCGCGACCCGTGTGGCCGTCAGCGACATGCACAAGACCAGCCCCCTCTGCTTTTCGACCTGTGCCCTCGCTCTACACGCCAAGGGCTACGTGAGTGATCAGTTCATAAAGTGCGTGCTCCTCGACTTGGACGCCGAGATTGACCACTCGCGCGACTACACTTTTGGCTACTTTGGCCTCCGGACCCTACAGAAGGGTTACCTGTTTCCGGGCGAGACGCCCCAGTACATGCTCATGCGCGTGGCGCTCGGCATCCACGGCGACGACTACCCGCGCGTCCGCGAAACCTACCGCCTCATGTCCCAAAAGTTCTTCACGCACGCAACGCCCACCCTATTCAACGCCGGCACCCCCAACCCCCAGATGTCCAGCTGTTTCCTGGTGGCCATGAAGGAGGATAGCGTCGAGGGCATCTTCGAGACGCTCAAGGAGTGCGCCCACATCTCCAAGTGGTCGGGCGGCATCGGCGTCCACTGCTCGAACATCCGGGCCAACGGCTCTGAAATCAAGGGCACCAAGGGCAAGTCTGACGGCATCATCCCCATGCTCCGCGTCTTCAACAACACGGCCCGCTACATCAACCAGGGCGGCGGGAAGCGCAAGGGGTCCTTCGCCTTCTACCTCGAGCCCTGGCACGCCGACGTCCTCGAGTTCCTGGACCTGCGCCTGAACCAGGGAGACGAGGAGGCCAGGTGCCGCGACCTCTTCACGGCCCTCTGGATCCCGGACCTCTTCATGCAGAAGGTTGAGGCTGACGAGGACTGGCACCTCATGTGCCCGAACGAGTGTCCGGGACTCCCGGACGTCTACGGCGAGGAGTTTAACGAGCTGTACCGGACATATGTGGCACAGGGGCGGTTCAAGCGGGTCGTCAAGGCTCGGACCGTTTGGGACTCGATCCTGCGGTCCCAAATCGAGACCGGGACGCCCTACATGTGCTACAAGGACAGCGTCAACGCCAAGTCGAACCAGAAGAATATCGGCGTCGTCAAGTCGAGCAACCTGTGCACGGAGATTGTCGAGGTCTCGGGACCTGACGAGACGGCCGTGTGCAATCTGGCGTCCATTTGTCTGCCATCGTTTTTGAGGCCCGCACCCGACGGGTTCCACCCCTTCATCTTTGATTTGGATAAACTCCAAGACGTGACCCGTGTCGTGACCCGTAATCTGAACCGCGTCATTGACAAGAACTACTACCCGACCGAGGCGGCCCGCAAGTCGAACATGCGTCACCGGCCCATCGCCATCGGCGTGCAGGGCCTGGCGGACGTCTTCATGATGATGGGCTACTCGTTCGACGAGCCCAAGGCCCGAGAGCTGAACAAGCTGATCTTCAAGAACATCTATTTTGCGGCCCTTCAGGAGTCGTGTGAGTTGGCGGTGAGCGAGGGAACCTACGAGACGTTCCGCGACTCGCCAGCTGACAAGGGCCTACTGCAGTTTGACCTATGGGGTGAGACTGACCCCATTTTCGAAAAAGTGAAACATGATATTCACCTATGGGGTCTACGCAACTCCCTGCTCGTCGCGCCCATGCCCACCGCAAGCACCGCCCAGATCATGGGCAACAACGAGGCGTTCGAGCCGTACACGACCAACATCTACCTGCGCCGCACCCTCGCCGGTGAGTTTGTGATGATCAATAAGCACCTGGTTCGTGACCTGCAAAAGTTGGGCCTCTGGTCCAAGGAGCTCAAGGACGGCATCATCGCGGCGAACGGGTCAGTCCAGCACATCGAGGGCCTGCCCGCCCAACTGAAGGATGTGTACCGGACGGCTTGGGAGATCCCGCAAAAGTCTCTCATCGACATGGCGGCTGACCGGGGCGTGTACATCGACCAGTCGCAGTCTCTGAATATCTTCATGGAGAATCCGACGATGGCCAAGTTGAGCTCCATGCACATGTACGGGTGGCACAAGGGGCTCAAGACGGGCATGTACTACCTACGGACCCGCGCGAAGGCCCAGCCCATCAAGTTCACACTGGATCCCGAGGCGGTCAAGGCGGCTACCCTCGCGTGCTCACGCGAAAACCCCGAGGCTTGCGTGATGTGCTCCGGTTAACCATAAAATCTCGTGCCATATGAAACTGGTTTGGGCTCGCACTGACCCTTGGTCTGTCTTATATTTTTTTCAATATTAGCCACCTTTGTTAGCGCGACCCTCCAAATTCCCATAACCCTATTGGTTTCGCCACTGTGATTATTAAGCTGCCGCTGCATGTTATTTATTTTAGCCATATTCACACCAGCGCCCTGATTATTCGCATTTCTGGCAGCAGCACGCATGTTGGAAATCTGATACTGACCAAAACGCGGGCGACGTGCATGAAGAGCATTCAAGCTGGCCTTGATCGAGTTCGCCCGCGCCTGTGCTTGTTCCAGCTCGGCGTACAGGGAAGCGAGTTTCTTTTTATTTACGAAAAGACCGCAAAACATTTTATAATACTTGAGAAAATTTTAAAGCAATATAATATGACCCTTAGGGACTCCCTAAGGGCCCGGGTCGCCCGGGCGACGGCCCGTCACGCCCCTACCACCTTGGTCCCCAACGCTCAGCTCACGAGTCCGGCGCGTTGGGAATCTTGGATCAGAAAACTTGTTGAAAATTTTTATAAAAAGTTTTGGTTTTATCACCCGGTCAAGTGCGCGCAGGGGGTCTATGCCCGGCGGCCCGTCAGGTCCGGGTCGGTCGAGACCTACACCTGCCCGGGTGGAACCAAGCAGCAATTCAGACGGTTTTTGAATCCGAACAACTTCTTTAAGTTTGGGTACGGCCGAGGGGGTGAGTTTGCGCAGGGTCTCTTGACGATCCTCAAGCGCAAGGGGGTCAGGGCCCGGTTGCTCCTCGGGTACTGGCACGGTGCCGACGCCCTGTGGGTCGAGGCGTGGCACCCGTGGCGCCGCGCGTGGATACCGCTCGACCCTGCCCACCCCCACGGGTACGGGCGGAAGTTTCCCAAAAAACGCATGACGGTCGTTGCACTGGAAAACGCCAAGGGGAACTTCGTGAACCGGACCCAGTTTTACAAGTGCACAAATAAACACTGTCTTGACTAAGGGGCCATGGAGCCCCTAGGGCCCGCCCTCATCAGGTCGGTCCTCTCGCGGGCGGACCTGCCCATCGACACCCGCCTCGACCTCGGCCTTGATCCTAAAAAATTAAATTTTAAAAACTTTTTTCAAAATTTTAGAAACAAGTTGGTCTATGACAAATCGACTCAGACACTTTGGGACTTCAGACCCTTGCCCGAGTTTTACATGAAAAGAAAAAATTTAAAATTTTCTTGTTTCAGAAGTCCGGACCAGTTGTATGTGTTCAACATGGGGTGGGAGCCGTACGACATGACGATCTACGGGTCCTTCAAATTTGGACCGCGCACGCTGAGCAACCACCTCGTGATTCGTGACGAAATAAAGTTCGTAAATTAATTCATGTGGATCCATCGGGTCCTTCACTTGGCGGATCTGAGCATAGATACGAGGCGGGAACTGGGGCTCGGGCCCAAGCGTCTCGCCCCGTGGCGCTCTGCTCACATCGGCTGGCTGCTGCAAAGCCACGATGGGCTCTTTTATGATAGGGATACGCGGTCTCTTCACAACTTTGTGGTACCGGGGACGCATATAGTCCGCAGGCCCATAGATCTCAGCCTACGTGACGACGGACTAACTATATTCAACTTGAGTCAGGAAGAGTACTCTCTTGAATTGTACGGGCCCATGGGTGACTACACGTTCACACCAGGTGTGAAGGCGGCGTGGGCGACGGAACTACGGGTCATCAGTTGTACACCTTGAAGCGACTCTCTTTCTTGACCTTGTAACCACCGTTGGAGTACCTGATGGGGCTGCGGGGCGTGGCCAGCTCCGCCTTGAGCGAGCCGACTACGTTCTTTAGTTGTTCATTCAGTATAGCGCTTTGTAGGCTGCTTACAAAGCGCCGCTCCAGGAGGCGCCGCCGCGGACTTTTGGGCCGCGGGCCCGACTTGCGATTTTGGCGAACGGCGGGTCTCCGCTGGAGAGGCTCGGGTGTATAGACGACGAATCGCCCCCTTACTTCGGCGCGCGGTGGCTTCTGCATGGATGCGACGTATGCGCGAAGGTGGGCCGCCTTGGCGTTCGCCCTTGCCTTGGCCGCCGCGTTCGCCGCCGCCTTGGCTGCAGCCGCCGCCTTGGCGTTGGCCTCGGCCTTCTTTTTAGCCTCGTACTCCTTTCGGTGCGCCTCGGCCGCCGCGACCACCGCCTCCTTCTCCGCACGCCACTGTGCGTAAAACGCCGCGCGTTGTTTATTGTATTGATTAAGTCTGGTGTTGCGCTTTGCAGCTGATGCCGCCTTCACCGCATTGCGCGGAGGTGACATTACTTAAAAAAGCGCGACAAAATAAATTAAGGAATGCCAAAGTGGAACGAGGTCTGCATCGACGACATCGAGATCGAGCCCGGAACAGGTAGGTCGCGCCCCAAGTTTACACTGGCGGGCGGCCCTCTCAAGTTCCAGTTGCCTAGGGGCGTGTGTCAGTGGGGCATAAATACCGAGTACAAGTCTTTTCAGGTTTCCGTTCCAGACGAGGATTTCGTAACTTGGTACGAAAATCTCGAGAAGAAGTTGTGTTCGGACGTGCCCTTTACCTCGAACCTCAAGGCGGGCACTCTCCGCCTCAAGGTGGATGATGGTACGCTCTTTTTCAAGGCTGACGGGACCCTCATAGTGGACGGGCCTGAGCGTATGAAGGGGGCGGACGTCTCGTGTATTATGGAGATTTCAGGGTCTTATCACTTTAACGACAAGTATGGACTGACGTGTCGCGCGACGCAGGTGCGGATATGGGCCGAGGGCGAGCCCGCCCAAGCCGCCACCCCGGGGTCGTACGGGTCTCCGCCCGCGGCCATCCCGCGGCGCGCCCTCCTGGAGGACGACTGATATCTACTTCATGAGCTCCTTGGCCTTCTCGTAGAGGGGCGTGCCCTTCGAGACAAGGACCATCTCACTCTTCTTTATCTTCAGCGCCTTCTTGGCCTTGCCGACCGCCACGATCCACGGGTTCTTCTTCTCAGCCGAGGCCTTGGCCTTGCTGACGATCTCACCCGTCTTGGGGTTCTTCTTGAGGTCCGTCTTGGTCAGGCCACCCGTGGTGTGGTGGGCCGTACCGTTGAAAACCTGGGCGCGGGAGCCGATAGCCTGATCGTGCATTTAATAAGAGACTTATATTTTTTTACGGTTGCTGAAAAGCGGCTTCCACAAAAGTCCGTACCATTTCTTGGCGTACTTGGCTGCCCGGCTTCGAGGCGGTACCTTCCAGTTGTTGGGGCTTTTGTGGCTGAGACGCTCACGCATCTGGGCCTTCTGGGCCTTGATGATGGCGGCGCGCCGGCGCGCATACGAAGCGTCGAGTTCACGCAGGCCACGCGCGTGCTTCAGGCGGAGTTGGCGGATTGTCATTATGCTTTACATCTATATTTTCGCCAAGAGTTGGCGCCCCAAACACCCCGGACCTTCGTCCAGCGGCCGCACCTCGGATCGGCCACCTTATTCATGACCGACCGATAAATGGCGTTGTACAGGGCCCGTGACGACACCGGCCCATGGGACCCACCCCGCGCCGCCGCCTGGTTGGCCATGACCCTCTTGATATTTCTACGGCGACGAATCACGGCCCTATTAAACTCGGACAAAAGGGACGCGTGTGTGCGCTTGAGTTGCTTGAGCGTCATTACCTTTTGATACTATTATAAAGTGCGGCCAGATAAATCTGCTGATAAAGGGCGTTGGCACGGGTCATGGCGGCGCGGCGCGCCTTGACGGCCGCATTACCTGCGTTCATGGCGCGCTTACGACGGGCGGACGCGGGACTAATTTTTGGGCTAGGCATTCGACTATGTATTACACCGCGAATATCTTGCGGACAGCGCGGACCGTCACCCCGTTCTTGGGGGCGGTCGGCAGCTGCGATCTCAAGCGGTCATCCTGCAGCACCTCCGCGCAGACCGCCGACTTGTGACCCTGCAGGTCGAGGATGGACTGCTCGATGCTCGGCAGCTGCTCCGACCCCTTGTAGATCAGCTTCTTCACCCAAACTTTGTTTGTCTGGCCGTTGCGGTGCGCGCGTGCAATCGCCTGCAGCTCCGTCGCGGGGTTCCAGGCGGGCGTGGTGATGTAGACCCTCGAGGCCTCCGCGAGGTTCAGACCCACACCGCCCGCCTTGATCTGGATAATAAATGCAGCGGGTTTCTCCGTCTTTTTGAAGCGCTCGATGCGCTGGGCCCGACGCTCCGTGTCCACCCCACCGTCTATCCGGTACACACGGAAGCCCGCCTCCTTGAGGCGCACGTGGATCTCATCCATCTCACCCATGAATTGCGCGAAGATCAGCGACTTTTCTTTGGGGTGCGATTTGATGGAGTCGATCAGCGCGTCCATTTTTGCCGACCCACCGGTCCACTCCACGGGGTCGGTCCCAGTCTTGACGGCCATTCCATCGGTGTAGAGTTGGGGCCAGGCCATCACCTGCCGGACGCGCAGCAGCGCCTCGATCAGCTCCATCTGGTGCTTGTTCGCCTCACCCGAAGCGAAGATGTCCGAGACGGTCTGCTGGGACTGCAGCCAGACGTCGTGGTACAGCTGGGACTCGGCCGGGTTCATGTCGAGTTCGACCGTCTCGATTTCGCACGGCGGAAGGGTGAAGCGCGTGCAGTCCGCCTTGGTTCTGCGGAGCAGATATTTGCGGCGAATATCGTCCGTGTAGCACTGGACGTGGCTCTTGGGGATACCGATGAATAACCCGAGCGCCGCAAAATCCTTGATGGAGTTGAAGACGGGCGTACCGGTCACGACCCAGCGCACACGGGCACCCATGGCCTTGCACGCCACGTGCGTCTTGGATTTTGGGTTGCGGATTTCATGGCCCTCATCGAGGATCACGCGGTCCCACGCGACGCCCATCAGGGGGCAGACGGGACCACCCTTGCGCTGAGGCAGCACCGAGTAAGGCGCGATGGTCACCTGCGCGGTAGGGCTGACGCGGCGCTTGGCCCCGTCAAATGTGTGGACCGACATTTCCGGTGCAAACTTGGCCACTTCGGAGGCCCACTGCGTCACTAGTGACTTGGGGACTACGACCAGCGTGCGAGGCATAGGGTTCTGAAGCATAGTGGCGATGAGCTGGACCGTCTTACCCAGGCCCATTTCGTCACATAGGAAACCGCCTGGATAGTCGTTTGCGCGCTCGCGGGCCAAGAGCCACTCGACACCTGCGTGCTGATGAGACAGGAGACGCATGTTTGTGTTTGTTGACTAGGGCTGGTTGGCCTAGGGCCAGGTGTCCACAAGACCCTTTTTTTTCGCAGGCCCTAGTAGATGGCGTCTGAGCCTAATAATGATAATTGGGATCTACCCCAACGGGTGGCGACGGTGCCCGCCCCCGTGGCCGGGCAACCGGACCAGGTGGTTGACCGTTACGTCAATATGCTGAAGAAGGCGACCCGTATTGATGTTGAGGCGGCCGTGACAAAGGGGCCCACGGCCGCCGCGGCGGCTGCGACCCAGGTGCTCTCGACTCTCAGGGGTGGATGGGCCTCTATTAAGAGCCTTTGGACCAAGACACCCGAAGATCGTGCCTTTGATATTTATTCCGAGATTGTTCACGGTCGTGCACCCCTCAGTTTCAAGGAGAAAATTACAAAAACTTTTTTCGAAATTTTGTCAGTGGGAAAGTGCAGCCTCACGCGCCTCGCACGGTTCGCCGGTATGGCAATCGGTATTTTGTCGCCTCAAAAACTCGCGGAGATGTTGGGTCAGACTCGTGTGACGCTGATCGATTCGCGCTACGGACCCATCCGGCCCAACGCAAAGATGCCACGTGGGGAGCTTGGCGGACGCATGTACCTCGTGAGCCGCTACGCACCGATTTCTTCTCCAAATTTTGGAAAAAAACTAGCGGACCTGGCCACCAAGACGGGAGTCGATCCCACTGACAAGCGGTTCGGCCCTCTTTTGGCTGAAATTATTAGAAAAAAAACTGGAATGGTTTTATCACCGGCTGCCGCCGAGCGCGTGGCGAGCGGGGAGCTCTCCATGAATACGGGCCGCGTCTCCGCTTCTAGATATAACGTGATAGGCACCCCGAAGATGTTCTCCACGGCCCGTAGCGAACTGAATTCTCTGGCGGGTGAACTTGGTGTCAAGCCCGTGAATATTTTCAAGAATCCAGCCATGGCTAAAGTTCTTGCACAGAGACTTCTTGGCCGGGGCAAGAAGCTGACTCCCACTGAAGCGGCCGAACTCACGGGAAAACTTGCGGCGAACTTCTCGAGTCCCAATCGTGTGACGCGCCTGCGCTACAACAAGTTTTCAGTCAAGATCCCCACACGCATCGCGAGCACCATTAACAAACTATCTGCCACTCTGCAAAAAATTCCAGAGAAATTTTCTGAAATTGATATTCAGACTGTCCTGCTCAAGCTCAAGGCGGATGGCGTGTCCGCCACGAAGCAGATGGTCCAGGATGTTATTCGTAAAATGAAAGGGAATACTTCTCGGATTGGTATGAATAGGTATGGGCCGGCGTCGGCGGCGAGCCAGGCCCAGACGGCCAACGAAGAACAAAAACTTGCTAAACATAAGAGAGAAATGTCGGCTCTTATCGATGCGCTTACTGGTGTTTCGACCCTTCCGAGAAACGGTCGTTTCATAGTCAACAATCGCCCCGTCCAGGTCAGTGCGGCCGAATTCAAGAAGGCTCTTGAAATTTCAAAGGCTGTTCAAGAGGCCCTCAAGGGCCGTCTTGTGGATGGCGCACCCAATGCGGCAATTAATGTTGTCAGAAGATATAGAATGGAGGCCAACGCGCTCAAGCGCGACCTGC